AACAAGAACGCCGCAAGCGGCAGTAAATTTGCCTCTCAAGAGGAACGGATGAAAAAGTATTTTACCACAGTATTACCTAAAGGTGTAACTGAGGAGGAAAGAAGAATACGCATTTTACCAGCTAAGGACGATGGAAGCCCCTTTATTGAGGTGTATTTCCACGAAATTCAGGTAGATGGAAAATGGGTTAAATTACATGACCCGAAACAGGAAGGAAATAGATCTCCATTGAATGAGGTTTATGACAGTTTGATGTCAACAGGTGTTGAAGCAGATAAAGAATTGGCAAGAACATATCGTTCGCGTAAATTCTTTATTGTTAAGGTTATTGACAGAGATCATGAGCAGGACGGACCGAAATTTTGGAGATTTAAATATAACGCCAAACAGGAAGGAATTATGGATAAGATTTGGCCTATCTTCCGTACTAGAGGAGATATTACCGATGTTCAGAAGGGTAGGGATTTGATTCTTTCATTATCATTAACTAAATCAGGTAATGGTAAAGAATATACTCAGATTAGTTCGGTATTGGATTCAGATCCAAGTCCGTTGAGTAAAGACCCAGAACAAGCTAAAAAATGGCTTGAAGATGCATTGGTTTGGTCTGACGTATATGGTAAGAAGCCAGAAGAATATCTTGAGATGGTCGCTAATGGTGAAACGCCAAAATGGGATAAAGAAAAGAAAAAATGGGTTTCTGCCTCAACATCAGAAACCGTAATTGGTGGTTCTGACGAGCCATTGCCAGAGGATCCACAAGCGAATGAAGAACCTGATGAGGATCTTCCGTTCTAAAATAGATAATTGCCCGTGTTTAAAACACGGGCAATTTTTAAAAACTTAAAATTTTGTATGGATAATATTTCACAACTTGATTTTGAATTGGTGGACATAATGTCATCATTATCTTCAACTTCTAACGCTTCTGATATAAAAAAAATTAATAAGATAAAGGAAAAAGGTAGCGATAAAATTAAAGAAGAATTTTTATCGGGTAAAATATCATTAATTGAGGCGTATAAAAAAGTTACTGTTCATGTTAGTAATAATAGTGGTAAATATGAATGGCATACTCCACCAAAATTTATTGAGGCCGCAAGGGAAGTTATGGGAACAATCGATTTGGATCCAGCGTCATCAGAAATAGGTAATAAGGTAATTCAGGCAGAAACAATATACACCAAAGAGAATAGTGGACTTGTTCATCCATGGTACGGAAATATATGGATGAATCCGCCATATAATAATTCACTTGTAGATAATTTCACTAGAAAGTTGGTTGATGAACTACCAAATATTAATCAAGCTTGTGTTTTGGTTAATAACGCAACTGAAACTAAATGGTTTCAGAATATTATGTCGAAATGTAATATCATTTGTTTTGTAAAAAGTAGAATTAAATTTCTAGATGTGAATGGAGAAGCGACAGGATCGTCTTTACAGGGTCAAGTTATAATGTATTTTGGTAAAAATGTAGAAACGTTTTATAAGACATTTAAAGAGTTTGGTTTATGTCTTACGGTACGGAAGGAGTAGAAAAATGAAACAAATTGATATAAGAATTTCGGAAATTGATAATGATGGTTTACTCCATCAAGCAGTGTCCACAATTTCTTATGATGAATACAAAGAATTTTTGATTTTACATAAAGCAAATATTCTTGACGATATAATTAACGAACTTGAGTTCAAACTTAATATGTTAAAAAATGGCAATAAAGAAGACTGATTTTTCGGCAACATTAAAAAAATATTCGTCGACAGCATCGTATAAATCACAGAGTTTTTTTGATTTGGGTGATGCATTTTTGGATGCAACAGGATTACCTGGTCCCGCTTTGGGGCATATAAATATGTTTCTTGGTCATTCAGACACGGGAAAAACAACAGCGTTAATTAAAACGGCAATTGATTGCACAAGAAGAGGTATTTTACCTGTTTTTTTAATAACAGAACAAAAGTGGGATTTTAGTCATGCTCAATTAATGGGTTTTGATTGTCAAAAAGAAATAGACCCAAAAACAGGTTTTGAAAGTTATACTGGTGATTTTATATTCAGAAATGATTTTAAATATATAGAACAAGTTACGGATCTTATTAATGAGTTATTGGATGCTCAAGAAAAGGGAGAAATTAATATGGGGATGTGTTTCTTCTGGGATTCTGTTGGTTCTGTACCATGTAAAATGACATATGAAGGAAAAGGTGGAAAACAACATAATGCTGCGGTTTTAGCTGATAAGATTGGAATGGGTTTGAATCAGAGAATCACTGGATCTAGAAGATCAGATGAAAAATATACAAATACATTGATTATTTGTAATCAACCATGGGTTGAATTACCAGATAATCCATATGGACAACCAAAAATTAAGGCAAAAGGTGGTGAGTCGATTTGGTTAAATTCTACAATAGTTTTCTTATTTGGTAACGAGAAAAATTCAGGAATATATAAAGTTCCAATAACGAAGAATGGAAGAACTATTAAGATTGCTACAATAAGTAAAGTCGGTGTATTAAAAAACCATATTAATGGTATGGGTTATGCCGATGGAAAAATTATGATAACAGCACAGGATTTTATGAAATGCAGAACAGATGCCGATAAGAAAAATTCTTTGGATGAATATAAAAAGAATTATGCTGAATATATAAGCAAAGGATTGGGAGTATCTGCAGATGAAATTGCTGATGCCGAGATTGGAAAAGAGATACCTGAAGAATTGTAACATTAAAATTAAGGCACGATGCCAACATTACTTGTCGATGGTGATAATTTATTAACCATTGGTTTTTACGGAGTTAAAAATTATTTTTACAAAGGAGCACATATTGGGGGAATATTTCATTTCCTTAATACGCTCAGATTGTCATTTGAAAATTATCATTTAGACAAGATTGTTACTTTTTGGGACGGTGATGAATCATCGACTTCAAGGAAAAAAATTTATCATCAATATAAAGAGGGTAAACACAGTAGATTTAAAACAGAAGAAGAAGAGGGTTCTTATAATTACCAAAGAGGTAGAATTAAACAATATTTAGAAGAAGTATACGTTCGTCAAGGTGAATATCAATATTGTGAAACTGATGATTGTATAGCGTATTATGTTCAAAATTCACCTAATGAAAAGAAAATAATTTTTTCATCAGACGGTGATTTAACACAATTAGTATCAAAAACAACACAATTATATAACCCGTCTCATCGAAAGTTATATAATCCAAAAGATACGTTTGTGTATAATCATGAAGAACTTCTAATTGAGAATATTAAAATAGCTAAAATGATATGTGGTGATCCTTCCGATAATATCGCGGGAATAAAAAGTCTTGGCGTGAAACGTCTTATGACATTATTCCCCGAAATTGTAACTCAACCTCTAACAATGGATTATATTAAAAATAAAGCGAATTTTCTGTTTGAGCAAGATAAAGAAGATAAGCTTATACAGAATTTATTAACAGGGGTTACTAAATATGGCGTATTCGGAGACGAATTTTTCCAGATTAATAGTAGTATTGTAAGTTTAGATGTTCCATTTTTAACTGAAAAAGCGAAGGAGGATATAGAATTATTAATAAATGAAGATCTTGACCCAGAGGGTAGATCGTATAAAAACACAATGAAGATGATGATGGAAGATGGGATATTTCAAGTTTTACCTAAGTCAGATGACGCATGGATAAAATTTTTAAACCCATTCCTCAGATTAACCCGAAAAGAAAAAAATAAACGATACACAAAATTTAAAAAATGATGAATATGCAAAATCAAGACATTACAAAGATGGAATTTCTCTTAACTTTGGAGAAAAATATTATTATACAAAGATTTTTTAATGTTGTTAAT